GTTTATTAACCAGCAGCAGAAAGGATGTTTGTAACCCCGAACTTACGGAAGTAAGTGTTTTCACCAGAAGTAAGGCTAGTGAATGGGTTAGCAGTCATGCCGTAACGAGTCTTAAAGCCAATTTTTGGCTGGAAAGTATTCTCGCCAACTGCTTTAACCATAGTTAATGGTACATATGGGCAGTAGAATAGACCTGCGTCATATGGGTTGCTACCACGATAACCAACAGTTACATAGTTAACAGTTGCATATGGATCGATGTAAACTTTCATGCGACCGTTAAGTACACCAGCAAAAGTGTTGCCAGTATCATCTACGTTCAAGTTAGCAGATAGAGCAGGAGTGTAGTCTAATAGACCAGCTGCAGCAAGAGCAGAAGCAACGTCAGAAGAACAGATAACGAAGTTACCTTTACCACGACGAGTAGTCTTAGCGATAGAGTTAGCTTCAAGTTCGATCTTCATGATCAAAGACTTATACTTCTCTACAGACCAACGACCATCAGAATCAGCAGAAAGGTCGAATAAACCTGCTTTACCACCAGGACCTTTAGCAGCAAGTTGTGCTGAATCGTTTACAGTACGAACAACTTCACGGTTGATTTCAGCAAGAATTTCTGCAGAAAGGATGTTAGCCAACTCAGTTTCAGCGTCTAGACCGTGTACAGCTTTAAGGTCTTGAGCCAATTCCATAGTGTACTCAGCTTTCAACTGACGAGTCTCAGCAGTTACTGAAGCACGGTCGATTGAGAATGCCATTTCAGCAAAAGCAGAAGAAGTTTCACCAGCGTTAGTAGTCATACCAGAACCAGTTTTAAATGCAGAATCGATATCTATTTCGTCAGTAGGAGCAGTATCAGTACTCAAGTCTGATTCAAAAGATGAAGAGTTACCTTGCTCGCTTGCAAGTTTACCATCACCAGCGGGAGTTACTTGAACACCAGCGTGATCTACGTTAGCTTCACCGAATAGTGCTTCAGTACGAGTACCGTTAGTAGTTGCGCCACCCTCATCAACGTATTGTGATTTCATCGCAAAGATAAGACCAGTAGGAGCAGACATAGGCTGAACACCAGCGATATCATAAGCGATAAGGTTAGGCATAGCACGACGTACTAGGCTGATAAGTACAGGGTCGAAACCAGCAACAGATGTACCAGAAGCTGGCATATCAGCAGATACGTTAGTAGTTTCGTTTAGACCGAAAGACTGATGAGCAGCTTGCTCACGAAGAGCCTGCTCAGTGTTCTCTAGTAGAGCAGCAGTTACAGCTTTACGGTAGTTATCTTTGATTGGTGCTGCAGCTTCAGCGTCCAATACTGGAGACCATTTCTCCGTTAATTTTTCAGAACCGAACATTTTTGTTCTCCTTAAAATTTAAATTGTTTTTGAAAGTGCGTTCAAGTAGGCTTGCATAGCAGGCGAACTTGTTTTTTGTTCAGAAGATTCTTCGACTTCTTCTTGGATGTCAGTGCCAGTAGCTTTAAAGTAAGACTCTTTAAGAGTAGCAACTTTTGCTTCAAAAGATTCTTGACTTTCGTACTCTACACCTTCAGCCAAAGTGCGAAGTTTCTCCACTTCAGTTTCTGCCATGCCAACAGTCGCTTCACGAAGAATATCTTCACGACGGTAGTCAGCAACTTTCTCAGCTAGATCGATATTGTCACCAACGGTTTTGTTAAGTTGCTCTTCGAGTTCCTCAACTTTACCAGCTAGTTCGTCTACCATATCTACCTTAGATTCAGGTACTTCAATGTAGTTTTCTACAAACAGTGATTGTAATGAATCAATAAAGTTTTCAGCAATCTCGGTGCGTAGACCATTAGTGATTGCTACTTCATTAGTTTCCATCCACTGCTCAACAACATAATTGAGGTATCCGTCAACTTTCTCTACGATTTCGCCACGAACTGCTTCAGTTTCTTCAGCAAGTTTTTCGGCATAAGATTCTTCGAGACGTTCTACTTCTGCAGTAACTTTAGATTTAAGTGCTGCTTCGAAGATAACTGCTGCTTTATCTTTAAAACCTTCAGCCAATGCTTCTTCACCGTCGACCAATGCATTTAGGTCTTCAGAGAAATCGGCATTCACTTCAATTTCAGCAGATTCAACAACTTCTTCGGATTCTTCAGCATCTTCCGATATTACCTTATTATAGGCAGTTGTCAAGTCGTCTTTGCTCATCTCAGACATTTTTTCGTAAATGGCTTTGATCATACCAGCTTTAGTGCTTGGCATGTCAACGTCTTCCTTGGCCATTTTCTTTTTCTTACTGTAAGATTCAGACTTTTCATCTTCATCGTCGTCATCTTCGTCTTCGTCTTCGACTTCGCTTTCTTCGTCATCTACTTCGACTTCAGCTTCGTCGTCAGATTCTTCATCTGTCTTCTTAGCTTCTTTCTTAGCAGACGCTTCAACTAGCTCCTCGTCAACTTCAACGTCTTCAACTAGATCTTCTAGTTGCTCCTCAGTAATGTCTTCGATAAGATCAACTTCTTGATCTACGATTTGATCAGACATATTTCACTCCTTACAAAGTGTTAAAGTTTCGAGAGGAAATCTTTCCACACACGGGTTTGGGCTTCAGCCAAGTCCGCTTTAGATGCGCTTTTGATTTCAGTCTCATACTTTTCAATTTCTTGAGCCTTTAGGATACCATTATCCCAAACCCAGTCCACTCCTTCCATGATGCCGTTTACAAAGGCTTCCGGAGCAGAGGGGTCTTGTACGATATCTACGGTAGAGAGAACAAAATCCTCTTTAACGTACATAGCGTCTCTACGACGCTCAAGACTTCCCATACCACGACTTGAAACGCCTAACTGACAACCACCTTCAACCAAACCTTTTACAATTTGACCCATAGGGGTGTTCAGTATCAACGCCTTTCCAATCACGTTACTTCCTTCCATACGAAGTTCGGT